TCGAGCTGCTTTTTGCTGGTTTTGTTTTTGCGCGTGAAGAAGCCGGCTTGGTTTTCTCCTTCGCGGGTTGACTTGATGTTTGACATATCAAAGTCCATAGCCAGTTGCTTAACCGTTTTATCATTTCGTTTAGTCCTTTCTGAGACTAGAGATGGTGCTTGTAAAAAAACCAGCATGACTTCTGCTGCACACCCTTTCATTGGACATTGAGGCTTTCTAGCCTCAAAGTACCCATGCTTCTCACACTTATAGTCGTTGATTACCGCCATTGTTATCTCCCCTTCAGTTGCTCGTCAAGTGTTTGATTCGTATAATCGTTCATATTGCTTATACCCACCCTAATCTTAATCTCTCCGTTAATCACTTGCAAGCCCGTTGTTCTAGCCATTCTAGGTTTGGCTTCTCTGCGGAACTCTACAAATTTTGTTCGGTCTTTGTTTTGCATGATGGCTACTTCGCCTCGTATCCATGCGTCATAGCCCTTAGACACCCGGCGCTGGAGGTACTCGCCCATGTTTTCAGTCTCATAGATAAAGACATCTCTCATGTGCGCTTCGTTGACTCCGCAGACATCGGCAAACAAGTTAATGCTGATACCGCGATTGGGGTCACGCAAGAATTTACCAATAATCCTACGCAGCTCCGCTTTGGTTCTAACTTTACGGGTTTCCATACACACCAATGCGCTTTAAGTAATTACTTACATTCTTGCCAACTGCAATTTCTTCAGGGGTATGGTCTTCTTGGGCGCGAGACACTTGACGGGTAATCTTTTGAGCTATGAGGCGCGGCTGAAGCTGCTCTGCAAAAGCGGCTGCTGCCAAAGCGCTAGCAATTACTCGGTCATCTTTGTTGCGACCTGAAGCCTCAATGGAAGCTCCGTCACGCACAATGGTCTTCATTTCCTCAATCAAATCAAGGGAGTAGATTGCCATCATGCCCCGCTCAAAGTAATCTTTCATGTAGGAGAGCATCCGCTCCTTGGTTTGGGAAGTAGTTATCCAGCCAATGCTGTTAGAGATACCGCCCATGGTGTCATTACGGCGCCAGATGTAGTTTTGCATTGAACCTAAAACATCCATGAGTTTTCCGCCATACGCTCCGCCCATCGCAGACGCTTGCCTCTTGAGGTTACGCAATTCGTTAATAACGGCTTGCCCCGGACCATTGACTTCAAGGTTAAGGGTAGAGTTTTTGTAGGCACCCGCTAAGTGAGCAATCACCCAAGCAAATTGATAAGTGTTCATTTCGCTTGTAGCAAACTCAGCAACTTGCTCCATACCGTCAGCATAGCAACGGTACACTTGTATGCAAAAGCGGTCAGCCCAATCAGAACTACCGTAAGCGGGGTCAGCACCAATGACATAGTAAGCAGTATCAATTGGTTCCTCCCAGATTTTAAGCGTTGCAAGTCTTTCTGTTGACTTGACAACTTCAGTATCTTGGAAATTAGCGCCCATCGCATATCTGTAGCAATCGAAATTAATCTTTTTAGCAATCTTAACGGCATCTGTACACCTTGCATTAGAAAAGAAAGAACTGCCAGTCATCACAAAGGCATAGTCTTCGGTAGGCGGGAACTCTTGATACATGAGGGCGTCATCCTTAATACCTTCAGCTAACTTCCAGCGCCACCACGCCATTTGACGGGAATTTACCTCATAGTTGTAGAGCTTCTTAATTTCTCTAGTCCATTCCTTCTCTTCAGAGGTCAGTTTTCCATCCCAATAGACCTTATAGACATCAGAATCAGGGTCAGCAGAGTAGAACTGGTTACGCCACCAGCCACAAAAGATTGCCTTTTGAGTACGCGCTTTCTTGGCAGTCACATACATATCGTGGAACATATTGAACCCCCGAGCGGTAGATTCAAAGATATACAGTCGTTTAGGATTGGATTCAGCTAACGAGGCTAGCAAGGAAGCTAATCCTTCCTCATCTCCCCATGAGCTTGTCTCTGTTCCATGGAGGAAGGTGATACCTTTGCCGCGACCAAGTGAACCTTTTGCTCTAAGCCCTGCGACTTGATAAAAGATACGGCTACGGTTTTTGAGGGAAAGACTATTCCGGTTATGGGTAAGTAATGGGATTCGGTACTCTTTGGGTAAACCGTCCATATAAGCGGCAAGCGTCCCCCTAAACATATCCCGGTTTTCCTCCGTGTCTGTAACCAAAGTGCCATTGAGACCTTGGTTAATGAAGTGCCAGTACAAGTCAAGTGCGAGTGAGATGGTTGTGATTCCAAGCTGCCGTCCTTTAAGGATTACAAAGAAATGGATTCCCTCCTCTAGTCCAGACGCTATCTCATCCATGACATAGGTTTGGGTACCGAGCAAGTCATCAAGGTTGCGTAAGCCTTGCTCTTTGGTTTCAATCTTGAGTTGGGCGCAAAATTGATAAAACTGCTTTAAATTAAATTTCATTTAGATGCGCTTCTAAAGTTATCCACATCCCAATTGGCAATAATCGCTCTTGCTTTAGGGTCTTTTGCCATCTTGATTAACTCTTTGTAAGTGCTTTGCGGATACTTTCTCTTCCACTTGGCTGCTAGCTCAATCTTCTCTTTATCGTAGATACATTGGCAAGCATGAATCATCTCCGTTTTATAGATGTACCGGAGATACTCCAAATAGATACGGTCTTCAGCAGTCACTCGATGCGAAGTCATCATAGCCTTCTAAGGCTTCACGAAGGCGGATAATTTCCTTTTCAGCGTTAGATAAGAGCTTAGAGCTTTCAGTATGAACCCGCATTAACTCCATATAGAGTTCGGTATGGGTCATCTTCTGAACCCTATCCATATACATCCGTTTAGCTTCTTCCATGGCTAGGAAAGAAGGTCCTGTACCGTTCATCATGCCGTTCATCATGCCGTTCTCCATACTCTGACTCCTATCTCTTCTCTACGGGCTACAAACTTCATTCCAAGGCGTTTAGAGGCTCTGTAATTGGCGTTACACACGACTTGCAGCTTACCCCCTTCAATGAGGAAAGAATCGCCAATAGCCATCTCTTTATACGGGTATGTCCTTCTGGGTTCGGGGAGCGGAACGCTCTTGCTTAACTCTATATTCATCATGCTATCCCTTATGTGCTATGTAGTCATTATACGCATAAATAAAAGATGCAGAAAAGAGAAAACTGATAATTTTTTTGGGGGGAAAGGTGAATGGGGCACGCACCTAAGCAGACCCAAACCCATTCAATGAACCGGATGCACGCGCTATAAGGTTTAAGAGGTGGTAACCGTCCTAGAGCCCTTGTAACATAAGGGTTTAGTATTGTTTTATTGAGTATTTAACGCGATACCCCGATAAATTGATAAGGGGCGCGGATGGGGAGGAGGTAATCTCTCAGTCTTCCCGCTTAACGATTGACCCTGTTATATATCTACTAAACAAGTAACCTAGTAAGCAAACTATCTTATATAGTTATTACTATTATTAGTTATTATAAATTACATCTTAATTACTATTGTATCTCATAAAAACAACGTAATTCTAAATAACTTTAACTAATCGTCCTAATCCTGCTATACAATCTAACTTAGTAGTACACCTAAACCAGATGTTTAACTAGATAAGAGGTTACAAAATGAATAAGCAAGATATCGCGCAAACGATAACAGATGGAATTATTAAGCAATTAGAAGCCGGTACAGCGCCTTGGGTTAAACCTTGGCACAGTAAGCCTAATGAGGGAGCGCCTCATAATCCAGCGTCCGGCACTTACTATCGCGGGGCAAACTTTATATGGTTATCCATGCTTCAATCTGCCGGCGCTTTTGGTACTTCCGATAAATGGCTCACTTATAAGCAAGCGCAGGACAAGGGCGCGCAAGTGGTTAAGGGCGCTAAGGGCGTGCAAGTGATTTTCTATAAGCCATTACAAGTGCAGGGCGCTCTCAATCCTACAACGGGTCAACATGACTCTAAAGTCATTCCAATGATTAAAACCTATACCGTATTCAATGCCGATTTTATTGAGGGTTTGCCGGTTGATGAGGTAATTGAGGCGCCTAAAACTGAATTTCAAACCATTGAAGAGTGTGAAGACTTTATCAAGTTGTCCGGCGCGACAATCCAGCATGGGGGCAATAGCGCGCATTATGCGCCGGCGTCCGATTACATTCAGTTACCGGCGCGGGAAGACTTTAAAAGCAAGCAAGATTACTACGCGACGGCACTGCATGAATTGAGCCACTGGACGGGGCATAAGTCACGCATTGACAGAGACTTCTCAAAATCTAAGCGCTGGGGCGATAGCGCGTATGCCTTCGAAGAGTTAGTAGCAGAATTAGGCGCCGCTATGTTATGCGCTCATCTCAAGATTGACGGGCAATTACAGCACGCGTCCTATGTTGCCTCATGGTTAAAAGTATTAAAGCAAGATAGCAAGGCAATTTTAAAAGCCGGTGCAGAGGCGCAGAAAATCCTTGATTACCTAGTCAAAGTAGAAGAGGTAGAGCAAGAAGAGTTACAAGCCGCCTAAGAGTTTGCAATACCCTGCCGGCGGGTTTGCCGGCGTCCTAATCTAATGAGGTGAATTATGAATGTAATTATGACAATGGAGCAATACGAGAAAATCCGCCGCTTATCTGATTTTGCGGACTGGTACCTAGATGACTATCCCCGCGATAGCTATCCGGAGCAATACGAGAGCGACAAGGAAGACATCACGCAAGCGCAGGAGGTTTTACAGCTCATAGATGAGTGCCTACTTAACGAGACCCCTAAATTTGAACCAGCACCGGAGGAATTATGAGCATTATTAAGCCAATTAAAAAGATAGCTAAACCGCGCAAGGTCAAACCTAAGGCAAGCCGGCGCATTGTAGAAAAGCGGGTTTATCCATCCGGAGGTGCGCGCATGAATACGGCGCAATATATCGCGGCTTACTATGACGCGAATTGCACCGTCTGGGGATGTACTAGCGGCTCAAGTGTTTACGAGAATTGTTTTAAAGGGGCATAGAGCGCTCTTGTAACGGGTTGAGGGGTTTATATGCCCCTCTTCATTTAACGCGCTTAGGCGCTCATTTAAGGGGTTTTATCATGCTTAAAAATTGGCACATGGTTTTATTGATGGTTTTATTGTTTATTGTTGGTCAATTAGTTTATGGCTTTTATAGATAAGGGGATGAGAATGAAGACTTATAAAGTGGAATTGATTGTGAGAATGGATGAGGATAGCTACCCTGATAAATGGCTAGCGGACGCGGTTTATGAGCTGCTGGAACCTGAAAACGGGGAGGAGATAGTCAAATATAGGGTTACTGAGTTAAACCCTAAGGAGGCTACACCATGCGACTAAATATCTTTATTGATACGGAAGACGGTTACCTTTTGGGAGAGTCTTTGGTCGAAATTGGTATGTCAATCGGACAAGGGAATAAGAGCGGGAGCAGGGAGGACAAGGAACGCTACTACTCTTGGGAGCTAATCTATCCGGAAGGTGAAATTCCCCGCGCGCCCGCGCAAGGCTTTATTTATACCCCTAGCACCAAGACTGACATACGCGAGACCTTTAAGCGCTTTGGCTGGACTCCATCAGAAGGGAGCCGGTAATGCTTTATTTTATTGTCTTTGTCTTTGCCTTTGTTATTGGCTGGCTACTAGCTAATTCATGGTAGTTGCGCCTTTAATCAATTCATGTTTATAATCACCATGTCGCGGAGTGAAGCCCGTATGATGTTAGAACCCCTTAACGGGTATTTTGTAGGCTTAAATAAGTATGAGAGCATTTATTTAAGCCGCTTCACTACAAAGTATCCGCTAAGGGGTTTTTCTATTCCTACTACTTTATTCCGTAACGGTTGTAATCGGACGGGAATGACGCCAGCGATTGCAATACAAGCGGACTGGGGGAAAGTAGATGTAATACCGCACATATCGGTGGCGAAGCTAGTGCCGATTCTACGAACGACTGGCGGGTGTAGCGATTCCGTACTGGGAAAGTTATTGAAGGCACCTAAGGATAGGCTAGGTGCGCTCAAACCGTTTGGGATAAGTAGATACGATATGAGTAAAACCATACATAAATTATTAAAGAGAGCCATGATTAACTCATGGAGAATAGACCGCGAACCCTTGTCCAATAACGAATACGCGGAGTTGATAGTCAATACCAGCAGAAAATTTATTGTCAATAAAAGTTGGAAACAGTTAAGACTTGAGGCAATAAAGAAGTACGGCAATAAGTGTTGTAAGTGCGGGAGAGTAGGGTCAAGGCGTTATCCAATCAATATTGACCATATAAAGCCCCGTAAGTATTACCCTGAATTGGCTATGGATATAAACAATCTTCAGCCTCTTTGTGGGAGATGTAACAGGGAAAAGGGCAACAACAATAGCATTGATTACCGTAGCCCTTGTATTGTCTTTTAACTAGGAGGAAGTATGAAAAAAGTAGAACCCGTTGTACCAGTATTCAAGTTGTATGTACCTAAACCACATCCAATGCAGCACCGGATAGATGAGTTTATGGCTATACCATCCCTTTATAGGAGTGAGTATGAACGCATATGAACTAGCCGATTTAATTGAATGTGCTTGCTGTGCTTATCAAAAAGAAGCTGGAGCCATGTTACGCAGACAAGCAGATGAAATAACCGTGCTTCATAAAATATTGGGGTATGAAGGTGTTGCAGTAGGTCAAGATTATTTGGATGAATGTGTTGCAGAGCTAAGAAAGGCTAGTGAGAAATGAACGCAAATGAACTAGCAGAAGGAATACTAGCAATAGAAGAAAGAATATTCTTAACAAAGAAAGAACATCAATTATTTCAAAATTCAGCCACCATGCTACGCCAGCAACAAGCCGTCCTGATAGCAGAGCAAGAACACAATGAGATGTTAGAGGCTGAATTAAAGGCTATGAGGGAGCAATTAAATGCCAATCAAGTCTGATTTTTGGTACATCTTGCAACGCGAGATAGAGGCTAGAAAAAAATTACGCAAATCTATTGCATAATCGTTTTAATCGTAGTAATGTCTTACTAATTGTCCTAACTAGATGGAGGTAAAAATATGAAGTTTTGTAAAGATTGCAAGCACCTATCAGGTGATTTATGTAAGGCTCCGGAGGTACCCCGCCACATGGTTACGGGTGAACCCCAATCTTGGGGAGCTATTCATTCCCGTAATTTACCTATCAGCGGATGCGGTGAAGTAGCTAATTGGTTTACCCCTATTGTCGAGGATGCCGACCTTGACGATTTATCCACAATCCCATTCGGCAAATAATGTCCTAACTAGGAGAAATATCATGGTAAGAACCGTAGGTAGTAAAAACAAAGTAAAACCCGCTTTCCCATTGAGCGATAAGAAGGTGAAGGAAAGCTACACCAAGGCTGAAATAGAGCGCCTAAAGGCTCTTTTAGAGCGTCAGGATGCGGCTGTAGAGATGGCTAAAGACCAAGTGAGTGATTTGCTAGCAGATGTAGAGTTCTACCGTAAGCAAATCAATCACCTTTTAGCACTTGTAAACATCTTAGCTAAGGGGCAATAACATGAAAGCATTTCCAAACAGAGGTAGTGTTGCAGATTGTTATAGGGGTATGGATTTACGAGATTATTTTGCTGGTCAAGTATTGCAAGGCATTTTAGCTCTAGGGGATTTAGGGAATAGCAATGAAATTCCCTTTGAATGTTACAGACTTGCAGACAAAATGATGGAGGTTCGCAATGTCAAATAATCAAACTGATTTTGCACCAGAGATAAGGCGTTCCGCCATCTGGTCAGGCGATAGCCGTAAGGTAGCTAATGGCAAGATGGTAGATGTGATCCTAGAGAAGCAAGGTAAGAAGGAGTTAAAAGATCTCTCAGGCGTGGAAGCAGTGCAGATGGGTCATGTCATGCAACCTTTGATTGGAAAGCTGGCTCAAGATCGTTTAAAGATGGAGTTAAAAGATGCTGATTACTCGATTACCCATTCAAAGCATACTTGGTTTAAATCTCATTTTGATTTCATTAGTGCTGATGGTGGTGTGCTTGTTGAAGCTAAAAACTACAACGCAGCAGTTCGCTCTAAGTTTGATCCCGACACTAATCGGATTCCTGATGCTGATTACGCACAACTTGTCCACGAAGCTGCTTGCCACAATGTTAATCGGATCTTTTTGGCTGTTTTATTTGGTGGTCAAGAGTTTCATACATTCGAGTTCTTTATATCAGATCAGGAAAAAGATGACCTCATCAAGAAAATGGCTACAGTTTGGGGTCATTGCCAAGCGGGTACGCTTCCGCCAGCAGAAACCATTGAGCAAACTAAGATCATTTACCCGTCATCCTCTACTGCGGTGGTTACGGCTACACAGCAAGTTGAGTTGGCTATCGCTCAGTTACGGGATGTCAAGAATCAGATTAAACACCTTGAAGCTACTGAGGAGCAGATTGAAGTCGCTGTCCGAAATCTTATGGGAGAGTGCCAAGAGATTAGAACAGTGGATGGACAGACATTAGTTTCTTGGAAATCCTCTAAAAGTTCTAAGAAGTTCTCAGCATCACTATTCCAGAGTGCCATGCCTGATATTTATGAGCAGTTTGTGGTCGAAACCCCTGGATCTCGGAGGTTCTTAGTCAAATGACAAATAAAAACGATTGGAATTTCAAAGAGATGGCAGTTTTGGATTTTCGCTATAGAGAAGGTGAAAACATAAAGAATTTAGCCAAGTTTTACGGAGTTACGCCAACTAGAGTAAGGCAAGTTCTTGACAAATACTTGAGATGCTTGAGGTATCAAACTACTTGCGTATTGGGAAGGCAAGAAAATGAGCAATATTGATATAGCAGTTTGGATCATGGCTGTAAGTTCAGTCATTGACACTATTTACACACTATCGGAGATTATTCATGTTTAATCCATCAACAAAAATTATGGAGTTACTTTTAAAGCCGTCTGAAGGTTTTGCTTATTGGGGTTTTTTTGATGATTTTCAAAAAGACGATAGCGGGTTTGCTATGGGCAATTGGATTGGTTCTAATGTTCCATTTATGGCTTATGAGGAATTGCAATTAGCAATGATTTTTATTGCGAAACACAATCTAATGAATGACTGGATTGAGTATTCCACTAAACACGCAGAAAAAGCGGAGGAATTATGAGCAATATTGTCAGTTTTAACGAGATGGAGCAGATGGCACAAGCAATAGCCAAGTCTGGTCTGTTTGGTATGAAGGACACCAACAGCGTTCTAGCGTTGATGGCGGTAGCACAGGCGGAAGGTTTACATCCTGCAACAGCAGCTCGTGACTTTCACATCATCCAGGGCAGACCAGCATTAAAAGCTGATGCGATGCTTGCCCGTTTCCAAAATGCAGGTGGCAAAGTCGAATGGAAGGACTACACAGATGAATCAGTTACAGGAGTTTTTTCACACCCCGTCGGGGGTAACCTTGCGGTTACATGGACCATTGGACAAGCTACCAAAATTGGTCTTGTTAAACCAGGAAGCGGATGGCAAAAGTTTCCCAGAGCGATGCTCAGAAGCCGTTGTATTTCAGAGGGGGTTAGATCAGTTTTCCCAGGATCTGTTACGGGGTTCTACTCACCTGATGAAGTCGAAAACTTCGAAACCCAGACCGTCAAGCCTACCGTATTAAAAGACATGGGGTCAGTCATTCCTAGCGTAGTCGATCTTTCCGCTATTCCTAATGACATCCCAGATATGGCGTTGCCGATGTATGTTCCTGGTAATGATGTTCCGTATGCGCATTATGTGTGTAAAGACGATTGGATTGATGGATTTGCAGAGATGCACGCCAAGATCCATGAATCTACCAAGATGACAGCAGAGGAAAAGTTCTCCAAGATAAAGGCATTTAGAGATGTCAATGAAGCCTATACAAAAACATTTGACGGCAATACTACAGCGAAGTTCTTATCAAAACTCCAAGCAATTAGAAAGGAAATCAACAATGGCTAATGGTCATATCGCCCAGATGGGCAAAGGTGTTCTGTTTCAGAACGAAAAGAAAACCAATGAGCGCTCACCTGATTGGAAGGGTACGCTCTTGCTCTCAGAGGACTATAAAGCGGGTCAAACCCTGAAGATTGCTGGCTGGACTAAGCAAACCCCTAAAGGTAGCCTAATCAGTCTGTCTGAAGATAATTGGAAGCCACAAAACCCTGGCGTTTATCCAAAAGAAGTTAACAGGGTTGATGACGGGGAAGTACCATTTTGAAAACACTAATATTTGCTATTTTTATAAGTTGTCTTTTTGGTAGCCTTTTATCTTATTGCGTTAACTCTTATGCAGCTACTAAGTGTGAGCGTGACTATACAGGTGGTATTTGCTGTTGGGATACCAATACCGAAGGACCATTTAAACCAATTAACTGCTAATGATTCATTTAAACCTACCTTATCCACCCTCAATCAATAATTACTGGATCGCTAGTGGACATCGTAGGTTTATCAGCCAACGGGGAAGGGATTTTAAAAATGATGTGGCAGCTTATTGCAAAGAATACCGAGTATCCAGCTTTGGAGATGCCCCTGTATGGGTTGACATCATCCTTAGACCACGCTCAAAGAAACTTATGGACATTGATAACTGTGTCAAACCAATATTGGATGCACTTATCGGGATCGTATATACAGACGATGTTAGCGTGCAGAGAATCACTATTGAGAGAGGTTTACCAATCAAAGGTGGTGGATGCGTAGTAATGATTGACCGAATGGAAGATCACTCCGCAAGCTCAGATGCGAATTTGGCGTAAATTAGCCAGATAGTTAGGTGGGCTACGGTGAGGGTCTTTTTGAGCAGCTCACCACTATTTATGGGGATAAATATGAAATTGTTATTTTGGCGTAAGACAAAGTGTTACGAAATAGTGAAGGTTTGTAATGATTGCGTGGTTATCAAGGAATTTGTATGACAGTCGCTCAGACCTCGATTAGCGCTTATAAAGAGCATAAAGCCAGTGGCAAAGTAGGCTCACAAGCTAGAGCCATATTGGACTTTATGAATCCTGGTGAGGGGTATTCACGCAGGGAGCTTCATGTTTTAACTGGATTAGAGTTAAGTTCAATTTGCGGTAGGGTCAATGAACTACTAGAGATGGGGATGCTTAAAGAAGGATCTAAGCGCAAATGTATGGTTACTAAAAAGACGATTTCACCTGTTATTAAGGATTCATTGTTTTAATGAAAAATTGCACAAAAGAAGATTTAATTGAGTTTGAGAAAGCGGTAGCAGCTCACTGGGAAGCAGGAGATTTACCTTACCTCATTCATTTATCAGGCGGTAATGAGGATTTCTTGATTGACTTGTTTAAGGAGATTAAAGATGGAGATTGGATTTTCAGCACTCATCGGAATCACCATCACGCTCTATTGGCTGGAATACCCGCAAATGAGCTTATGGCAAGCATTTTGGATGGCGATTCTATGTTTATTTTCGACAATAACCGTCACTTTTTTACTTCGAGCATTTTATCTGGCACTTGCGCTATTGCAACAGGTCTGGCTTACGCTTTAAAAGAAGAAGGCAGCTCTAGTAGGGTCTGGTGTTTCTTAGGTGATGGCGCAGAGGAGCAAGGACACTTCTACGAAGCGGTAATGATGGTCCAAGGACATGATTTACCTTGCACATTCATTATTGAAGATAACAACCGTAGCGTGGATTCAACTTTGGAGGAGCGCTTACCTTATCAGTTTAGGTTTAGGCTGCCAGGGTGCGTAATTCGTAACAACTACGATCCTACTTATCCTCATGCGGGTAACGGTACTAAAAAGCATATTGTTTTTAAGGATGTTAAATGAGCTACAAGGATGAGCTTACTAAAGCCAATATTAAATTAGCCCAGAACCCTCAAGTGCGTTTTATTGGCTATGGTCTTAAAAAAGGCAGAGCATTAGGTACGCTAAAAGAAGTGGCAGATAGTCAGATTATTGAGATGCCTGTAGCAGAGAACTTGATGATGGGGTTTGCAATAGGACTATCACTCAAAGGATACCTTCCAGTGGTCTTTATTGAGCGTATGGACTTCTTAATGAACGCAATGGATGCAATGGTCAACCATTTAGACAAAATAGCCAAAATCTCTCATGGTGAGTTTCATCCAAAAGTCATTATTCGTTGCATTGTGGGTAATACCAAGAAGCCTCTTTATACAGGCGCTACTCATACTCAAGATTTAACTGAGGGAATACGCAAAATGGTCAGTTTTCCTGTGTGGAATATGAAAGATGAGGGTGATATTGAAGTGTTTTATGACCTTGCCAGCAAGACTTTTGATTCCGTAATGTTGGTCGAATATAAGGATTTAGCGTGAAAAGCAATAAATATAGCGATTTTAAGATCTTTCACCATCCAGAAAAGCTGATTTCTTTTGAGGCGGGGAGAGTTACTGCACCTGTGTATGTTCGGGTCAAGCCAATCAACCTTTGTAATCATGGCTGTTTCTTTTGCGTGTATAGCACTGGTTTTAGAGTAAAAGACGGTGGAGAAGAAGAACATATTGTTAGCGGTATGCACGAGGACATGAAGGAAGATGACATCATCCCTAGAGATAAGATGATTGAGATCTTGTATGACCTAGCTAACATGGGTACTAAAGCAATTACCTGGAGTGGTGGTGGAGAGCCATTGATTCACCCAGATATATCAGAGTTCATGCGCCTGACATTAGATCTCAAAATGGACCTTTCCATCATTACTAATGGGCAGAACCTAGTTAAAGAGAAGGCAGAAGTGCTATCTCATGCCAAGTGGGTGCGTGTATCAATGGATTACACCAATGGCGAGGAAATGAAGCGGTTTAGGAATGTGCCAGAAAAGAGCTTTGATAGCATCATTCGCAATTTAAGAGGTTTTGCGGGAATGAAGGATGCGGGATGTGATCTGGCTGTTAATTATATTGTGCATCGCAACAATTACAAAAATCTTGGGGGACTAACACAGTTATTAAAAGATAGCGGTGTTGAAAATGTGCGTTTCAGTCCAATGTATGTACCAGATTTCTACGAATACCATAAACCGATAGCAGAGGAAGTTAATGAACAACTTAAAAACATTCAGAAGATATGCGATGATCGCTTTACTGTTAACAGCACTTATAACATTGCTCCTGGGAGCAGTCATTCTAGTGTTAGAAGCTATCACAAGTGCTTCATTATGCAGACCGTACCCGTCATCGGTGCAGATCTCAATGTATATGCCTGTCATAACAAAGCCTACGATAAGTCAGGCTGCATAGGATCTATCAAGGACACCAGCTTTCACAGGCTATGGTTTAGTCCTGAAACACAAGAATACATGGACAAATTTAACGCTAAAACAACCTGTATGCACGAGTGTTCTAACGACAGAAAGAACATATTGATTAACGAAGTCATTAACGCTAGTACCGACAACTTTATTTAAGGAAAATCATGGCAACTAAGAAGAAGGCAGCACCTAAAGCACCTGTACAACCGATTGTTTTTATTGCCACCCCCATGTATGGCGGTATGTGTGCTGGCTTTTACACTCAGTCGATATTGCAGTCCATTAGCGTACTAAGCCAGGCGGGAGTTCAAACTCAGTTTAGCTTTATGTTTAATGAAAGCCTTATTACTAGGGCTAGAAACGCTTTAGCGCATACCTTCTTGAAGTCCAACTCTACCCATTTGATGTTTATTGATGCAGACATCAAATTCAGACCAGAGGACATTGTAAGAATGATCCAAGCTGATAAAGACATCATCTGCGGTATTTACCCTAAAAAAGAAATTAACTGGAATAGCACCAAGCAAGCAATGGATGCGGGTGTGCCAAATGACCAGTTAAAAAGCTATACAGGCAGCTTTGTAGTCAATTTAGTGGATTATGCAGGTGAGGTCACTGTTCCCATAGATCAACCAGTAGAGATCTTTAATGGCGGTACTGGATTTATGCTGATTAAACGCAAGGTGTTTGAGAAGCTCAAGAAAAAAGTACCTTCTTACACCAATGATGTAGGAGATCTCTCAGGTCAATTAAATCACGCAGAGCAGATCCATGAATACTTTGCTACCTCGATTGAACCTGATAGCAATCGCTTGCTTTCAGAGGATTATCACTTTTGCCGTATTTGGAGATTAGCGGGTGGAAAAGTGTATGCAGCGCCTTGGGCTAACTTAGGACACTTAGGAAGCTACTTGTTTGAAGGACAGCTTACTCCAGCACCTTGATCTTTAACCAGATGCGTTCATGTAACCAATATAGGGCTATCTTAGAAAATAGCTCTATAAAGGCTATGCTGAACGCTAGGTTTACTTGACCTGTCACTATCCAAGATAGAACAAAGGTATCAAGGCTACCTGTAATGCGCCAAGTTACAGCTTTAAGCAGTGATTTGTAATGACTATCCATAAGAGCGTGTTCCAGCCTTATCAATAATTAAGGTCTGATTACGAGGTGTTATTCTGACTTCATTGGGTACTGAAATGTGTGTCCAGCTATCAAATTCTCTAATTAACTGGTCATATTGAATGTCTGATGCTCTGATGGCTTTGACTACCTCATCTGGTGTCATGCCAGGCACTCTAATATCGGCTGCGCAACCTAAACAATGTTGGCTAGTAGGCTTGCTACCTACCGCAGCATTGACTTGCAACGATCTAAAAGCGCTGTTAACCATGATTGGCTTTCCACCAAGCATTTTTTTAACTTGTTCAAGCAGCTCTGCCACTCGACCAAGATTGTTGATTTGATCTGCGTTAGGAGTGTTTTCAAACTCCCGATGATCGGTGTGAGTAAGTTCTTCAAGAGTGAAATGCTCCGTTAAGTTCATTTAGCAGGTGTCGAGTTATAAAGCATGGCATCCTTTTTTTGACTGCCAGCAGAAGATCCAAAGTAAAAAGCAATAATTCCTGTCCAAGCAGTGCCTAATGAGCCAAGCATAATCATTAAAGGTGTATTCGCAGTATCCGCAGGAGTGACCATAAGGTAAGCCAATATGCCAAAAAACCCAACGGTAACAAGAATACTAAGCAAAGGAGGGATAATGCTTTGAGTAGTCGTTTGCATATCTCTAGCACTTTTACGATCCTCCACAGCAAGCTGTTCAAAGTTTAAGCCTAGAGCTTGAGTTTGCTCTTTAAAGCGTATTTCTTCTTGTTGTACTGCTGCAATCTGATCTGCCGATAGTTTGTTATCGTTAATCATGGACTGCACTTGGTCAGGCGCAACCCCAAATAGCTTAGATAAAGCTGTTACTGCTAAACCCGCTAGTGGACCGCCAAGGCAAGTAGCGATTGTGGGCGCTATTTGCGTTAGCCAGTCCATTACAGACCTTCTCCAGGAGTAATGTAAACAGAAGCGTTGGCTGCATCGCCAATTACTCTAGCGTACACATTTCCTGTTTGACTTACTTGTGGACCAGTGATTACTTTGTAAGCATAGGGTGGCAAAGGAATTACATAGCCAGGACCATTATCAGGTAACGCCACATTAAAGCTGTTTGTAGGGTTTATCCATACATAAACAGCATTATTTACATCGGCATTAGATAAAAAATACTGGTTTGATGGACTATCAGAGGTAATGGTAAACACATTGGATTGCGTATTAGCAGCTCCTGTAACAGCTACCTTTACCGTTTTCCCCATTGGTTGGAAAGCGATATTGTTAGCCATTTAGAAAATGTCCTTGCCACCAGCATTGCCAGGCTTAGTTGTAGCGGAGTTTTTAGTGTTTTTATTGCCGTCAAAGTTCCATACGGAAACATACCCTGCTGGCATCTTTCCACCTAAAGAAGTGTTAATTCCATTGGCAGATCCATCTCTAGGCAATGGAGGGCGCACAGCAGTAGATGTTTGCTGACTTTTTGACTGCTCTCTTTTATGAGGTGTACCACCTGTACTGCCTTTAGTTGTCGGTTTTAGGCTCATTTTGTTTCCTCTCTTTTACATTGACTATAAGGTAACTGAATACTACAAATATTGCTAGTGTCACCACTCTTTCCCACATGGGATTCCACATTGTCCAACCGCACATCACGCTTGATGCTAGTAGAGCTAAAATTGTTATCAAACGGTCTGTAATGATTCCTAATGCTAGGCGTACCAAGGCTACTGCTTCCATAATTATCCCCAAATGATCTATTCCAGATCACAGTTTAACCTTACTCATCGTTATCATCAACTGTTCCAAATCCTGATCCCCATTCATCGTCAGAAATCTTCTGTTTGAGTTTCTCAATGTTGACGGCACGATCAATAACCTTGCATTTATCAGTCAAAGAAGCAGTTTCATCCGCCATCACTTGTTTTAGCAAGGTGCTGACTGCATCCTCTAAATCGGGGTTAACGCCTTTACTTTTCTTGCTCATTCAAATGCTTTCATTGCGCCATATCCGCCAACGGTAGCCAAAGCACCGTAGCCTAACGCTCTATAAACAAACAACTTAATCTGGTCTTTCATCTGGTTTGCATCACGCACCGTTAACCGTACTTTTTCAATCTGGCGTTGCAATTCACGATATTCCATCTGGTCAATCTGACCATGATCTAACATTCTCTTGGCTAAGTTATTGCTTGCAGCAGTAATCTTGGCTGGATCATTGGCAGCAACCGAAAGATCGGATTCAAAAGTTTGATAATCTTGAACCAATTGTTTTTTCTCTTTAGCAATAGCTTCTTCAGACTTTTTAACTTGTCCAGCAGCGCCAGTACGCTTTTCGTAAGTCCTTAAATCTATTGCATATTTTTCAGCCATTGGCAAAGAATTGGTTTCTCTAAGCATTGCTCTATTTTGACGAATAAAGTTTTCGGCTTCTCTAGCAGTGCCTTTGCCCTCTAATTGACTGGCAAAGTAACGCTTGGCTTCCGCCTCTGCCAATTTGCGATCACCACCAAAAGCATCTACTAAAGCATTGTAGTTTTCTCTTGACTTAAATACTCTGCCTGGAATGTCTTGAGCAGCAACCGTAGCAAAATCAGTTCCTGGCAATTGAGTATCAGTTAAGGCTTTTCCTACTTTTGTTTGAAATACTCTTAATGGCTCAGAATCTTTTTTGTATTGGGTTAAAAACTTTTCAATTTTTGGAGAAAATTCTTTTTGAATAGCCTCAATACGATCAGCAAAACGACCTGCCATTTGTTGGCTAATAGCATCATATCCTTGCGCTGGCACACCATAAGATTTATCACGCAACCACCGTCTTGCATCTTCCAGCCCTTCAAAATTTGCTGGTTTTCTGGATATAACAGTGCCATCTACATCAACAATAGTACGATCCAATATTCCACGAATCTTTTTAAGTTGAGCCTCAAGTTCACCTACAGGAACGCCTGATAAATCCGTTGTAGGATTTTTTATCATGGCATCAATTTCTTGAATGGTGTCCTTATAAGCATTAGTTTGGCTAATATTTTGCCCAGCAGCTTCTTTTTGAAAAGCCTCTCCAAAAGCAGCTTGTTTATTGATCTTAGCGTTAACTTCCCGTTTTGCTTTAAAACTTTCAACAACTCTATTAGCGCTATCTTTAATCTTTGTGCCTATATCTTGAGCAGTTTGAGCAATAGGTTTAAATCTTCCAGCTTCTATCTCAATACTAACGCCTGGCAATGGTTTTAAAGCTATCTCACCGCCTCGGCTTGCTTTTTCCTCTGCTTTACCAGCAATAGCAGCTCTTTGTTCAGCAGCCGTCATTTCTTCGCCAGTAGTTTTAGCAATTTGACCAGCCCTTGTTTCGCCTTTTGCACGCAAATCTTCTGCTAAAGCCTTAGATGTTTTACCTAATGCAAGGCGTTCACCAAGCATCCTTCCGCCTTGAATTGCAGATTTACCAGCTTTATAAGCAGGAAAAGCCGACATTGCAACATCAGCAGCAATGCCTAGAGGTTCGCCTACTTCTTGACCAGCACGATATTGTTTAGCAATAGGAGTTTGTTGCATGATAGAAGGACCGCCACCTTCTCCAGTTAATCCGCTAACCACACCAGAAGCGTAACCTTTTTCTCTTTTAGGCAATGGTGAAGGAAAACCAATAGCAGCTCCGCCTTCCGTTTCAGTCATTTTTTGTTCAGGAATAAGCGCAGCATAAGGATCTGATCCACCAGCATCCTTTTGAGGAATTAGTGATTCATAATCAGCCATTAAAGCTCCTGACCTGTTTGTTCTTTAAACATAGATCTTACTTTTTCTTCTGGAGCGCCTTTAGCAATAGCTGCTTTAGCTTTACTACGCTCTGTATCAATATCAATAGGCTTGTTGGCATCAGTAGGTGGTACTCCGCCAGTGGTAATGTAAGCCTTTTCAAAACCTTCTCTAATTTGCTTAAACCCTGGATATGTCACTTCATTTAAAGCAAGATTATTGTCTAAAGTACGCTTAGATTCAGTTAATCTTGTTTTAAGAGCTTCGGCAGTTAAGCCTTTCCAACCATAAATAGGCTCAAGAATCTCTCTTTCGTTCTTAGTGAGTGATTTACCGCCAGTTTCAAACTCAATAGCCTGTACACGAGCTAACTTAGGACCAAGCTCTGGAAATCTTTGGCGTAAGTTTTGAATAAAATCAGGAGTAAATTTAGTTGCTGGAGTAATAAATTTAGAAATTTGAGGATCTTCCAACAAGGTAAGGATTTCATCAATATTTTTAGATGAAAGATATTTAACTTGATAATCTTGTTTAGTTTTAGCATCTTTAGGCAGCGCACCCTGACCAGAAACGCTGTGTTTAGCAGCTAATTCACGCATTTTCATAATTGAAGCAGATACTTGATGCGCAGTATCAGCAGCAACATCAAGCCTACCTGATTCAATTTGTTGCGCAATGATTCCTGGGTTAGTAGCTGAAATTTCAGCAGCCAACAACAGCGCTGCATCCTTATCTGTTACTCGTAACTTTTGTAATTGCTCTAAGTCTTTTAATAACTTATCGTTAATTGTCTTAATACGAGTTGTTTCTTTGTCAAAGATAGCCTGTTCTTTAGTAAATAAATCTTTACGACCTGATTGCCAACCTTTAAGCATACCGCCCATAGCATTTAAAGAGTTCATAGCAGATAGCTTACCGCCACCACCCAATGCCACGCCCATCGTAGCAATTACGCTAAACAAAGCACCTAAATCCATAGCATTATCTTGAGTAGGTTTAAATTCAGGTGGCTCTACCTCTGCTTTTTTATATGTTTCGTAGTCAGCTTTGTTTTGAGCAGACACGCCCTCTAAAGCCTTGCGTTTTTCTCCTGTTTCTAAAGCAGTTTTTGCAGATTCAAGTTTAATTTTTGCATCGGAAGCCTTTTCTTTAGCAGCTTGTTCTGTTTTTAAGAACGGAAACTGCTTAAAGTCAACGCCAATAGCTTTTTCTAGCTGTGGATTTAGTGCTTGTTCAATCTCAGCCATTATTTAATCCCCTGAGTTTGCAATGCAGGTGCAGCAGGAATGTAACCAGTTCCACCCGCAGCAATACTAGCCAATTGAGCATAGAAATTGTTGGTAGTAGTTTGTAATTGTTGATCCAATTGCAATCCAGATTTAATAGCGCCCAAAGTAATGTTGTCACCAATCTGCATGATCTGCAAGCCATATTTGTACTGGTTATCAATCAATGACTGATACAGATTAGCGATTTGATTAGAGGCTTGCTGTGAACCTACACCACCACGATTAGCAATACCTTGATTAACTTGGGCTTTTGCAGCATCTAAGGCTTGTTGGCTTGCGGGACTTAATGTGCCTTGTTGCGCTTGAGCAACTAATTGCTGACCTTGTTGGGTATATGGCTGTGCAATAGCTTTTTGTTCGGCAGTAGCAGCTTGTGTTTGTGCGCCAGCTTTACGAGCTTGACTTGCACCAAAAGCACCTAATCCCGCAGTTAAACCTAAACGGGACAATGTATTAACGCCTTTTTCGCTAGTTAAATATTCTTTCAATTTATCTAAAGTGCCTGGTTTATCTGTAGGAGCTGCTTGTTGTTCTGGGCTTACAACGCCAGGACTTGTAGGAGTAATTGTTGGAGATACCGCTCCAGTAGGAACTATTTGTTGTAATGGAGTGCTAAAAGTTTGACCAACAGTTTGTCCAGAAGAGGTTAAAGTGTCATACCCTGCGTTTCCAGCAGGACTTACAGATGGAGCATACGCATCACCACCAGGCTGATAAGAAGGACCTACTTGTATAGGCACACCAGTATCAGCTTGTGTAGGAGTAAATTGACCTTGTTGATTAACAACATCATAAGTTGGTGAAGCGGGTTCTGGAGGGCTAAAGTCATAAGAGCCTGAATCTTCATACTCAGGAAGTCCAGTATCAGGATTAACACTACCAGATCCACCCCGTCTTTTAAGAAGGGCAGCTTCTTTAGGGGTAATGTGGGCAAGCATAGTGTCTTTGCCACGACCTTTAGCCCGTAGCATTTCAGCCAATGCTGGCAAATCCATTCCCAACGCTTTAGATAAAGCCATTATTAACTCCCTGTTTCGTCTTTTGTTCTAAGTGATGCAAGATTCCATACGGGTGCGGTTGTTTTCTCGCCACCTCCAGGAGATTCAATTGGAGCGCCTGGATCACCTACTCGTAATGCTTGTCCTAATGCAGTGCTACCAGGAGTTGTTCCAGGTTGACCTGTAGTTGTTACCGTTCCCGATTGTGGGCTTGAACCACTAATTCCAGTAGATCCAATTTGAGATGATGTTGATTGAGGTGAAAATAAATTTGACACATTTTGACCAATAAATGCTCCGCCTACACTTTTAGCAATTTGATCTGATTCGCTTAATCTTTCACCTGCTGGAGCGCCAAACAATGCTTGAGTAGCGCCACCCGTAACACCACCAATTTCACCTTGTTTTAAAGATTGATTTAAGTTTGATCCAGACAATTCTGCTTTAGTAAATCCTTGAGTAGCTCCACTAGCAGTAGCTCCAGCCACAGGAGATCCTGTAGCACCACCAACCGCACCGCCT